GGCCCGCCGGCCGCCCCTTCTGTGTGTCAGTGTTCCTCGTACTTTTTCAGGAGCTCGAGCGTCTCCTCGTCTGTGATGATGTCGGCCAGCCTGCACTCCAGCGCGTTGCAGATCTTCAGCAGCGTCGGCAGCTTTGCGCCGTTGATGTCCCGGGCGCCGCGCTCGTACTGCTGGAGCACCTGCACCTTGATCCCGGCCAGATCGGCGAGCTGAGACTGAGACAGGCCGGCAGCCTTGCGGAGCTTTTGCAGCCCTTCGCTTTTGTAGGTCACTTTGATCGAGATGTCCATGTTGTTCCTCCCGCTTGACTTTGCCGTGGTTTCGTGGTTATAATGAAAAGGAACGGCGGGCGGGATTTTTCCCGCCGTCCTTCGACCTTACTGCTTGGGCTTTTGGTTCGGCTTTATTGTGATCGTAATGGTGGCAACCTGTTCACACTTTAGAGCCTGTTCCAGCAGCTCGAGCAGTTTTTTCATCTGCTCAGCATCCACGGCTTTGCCTCCTTTCCGCGGTTTTGTTCTCCTTTCTTTCTGTACTCGGCTATCCCTTGCCTGTGATTATATTATAGAGCATTTGCTCTATAATGTCAAGCATAATTCGGCAGATTTTCAACATTTTCCCGCGATTTTCCACGAAAAAAAGCCGCACGGCGTCGCTGCCGTGCGGTTTTCTCATTCTTTCCCGAGCAGGTGGTTGATGGTGGTGCCGAGAGCGGTCGCCAGATAGTCCAGCTCGTAGTCAGCGACGACTCGGCTGCCGTTCTCGATCCTGCTGATGACCTTCTGTGTGACGTCCAGCCCGATGATCTGGAGCTTGTAGGCGAGCTGTTCCTGTGACAGGTTTGCCCGCAGCCGCTCCTCTCTGACTCTCTCCCCGGAGATGTTGCACCTGCCATCTGGTTTGTATATCTTCGCAGCCCTCGCCTCCCTTTACGCTAAAGATGACTATGCAATATTGACTTTACCAGTTTTGGCATGGTAATATTATGCCAAAGATGACTAAACACTAATAAATACAAAGTCATCAGGAGGAGGTACTGCATGGGGCTGTTTAGCTTTCTGAAGAAAAAGGAGCCAGAGCCGGCTCCTGCGATCACGGCCACGATCCACGCTCAGACCGTAGAAGTGAAGCAACGGACGCACGGCGAGCTCCCGCTTGCCGAGATCGGCGGCTATGTGAGCCCGTCCGGCGGTTTTGTAAACTATGGGCGTTTTTGCGTTACTGGTATGAACTCCAGCACAGGGAGAAAGAACACGAAGCGATACGAGGCGCAGACCGAGGCTGACGCCAGAGCTGCGGCTGCGGATGATGGCCTTGTCGAGCTTATGACTGTGCAGGTGGAGCCGCAGATCCCGCCGACCGATCGACAAATGGACTACGCGCTCGAACTCGAGGCCATGCTCCCCGACGGAGTATGCAAGGAGGACGTCAGCGCAATCATCAGCAGGATCACCGACGAGGACGAGGCTGCACCAGATCCCGGCCTTTCGTTGTATGCGCACGCCTGTGGGGTGAAGTTTTCGCGCTTTGTCGGTGAAAAGGCTCTGCTTTCGTATATGGTCAGCCAGATGCACGGAGCCGCTCGGGGCGAGTTGTATGCTTATGCCGTTTACCGGCAGGAGAGCGGTGGAAGGTTCAGTGATCCGCGTGGTCTTTCAGTGTATGAGTTTCTGCACAGTTGCGGGGCTGAGATTGCTGAAGATCCTGCCCTGCTGAAGTCTCTGGAGGATCGTGATGTCTATGACTTCGCAGGCCCGAACAGAGGCACGAAGGTTTACAAAATGGCCGCTGCCAGATTGAAGCAGTGCGGGGCCCTATAAAACAGGAAAAGCCCGCCCGGGATCTCCGGGCGGGTTTTCTTGTGCTGTGAAGTTGTGGATCAGCGTGCGAGTGCTGCGTTGACGGCCTGCTGGACGGCGTTATAGTCGTAGCCGGCGGCCTCGAGGCGCTTCTTGCGGTCTGCGCCGTTGCCCCACTTGCCGGCGATGACCTCCTTGGCGATCTCGGCGATGGTTTTCTTGGGGGCTGCGGTTCCCGGGATCTTGATCTTCTGGCCGACTCTGATGATGTTCGGGTTGGTGATCCCGTTGTACGCTGCGAGCTTCTGGTAGGTCGTCCCGTACTTGGCCGCGATCTTGCTCAGGGTGTCGCCGGCGACGACCGTGTAGGTCACTTCGCTGGTGGTGTCGCCGCTCGGCGTCTGGCTGCCTGCGTTGGCGTTCCCGGGCTCTGCGTCGTAGGCCGGGCGGCCATAGCCGACGATGTAGCTGTCGCTCAGGTAGTAGGAGCGGCGGGCCACTTGGTCGGAGGTGTTGCCCTCGATGGTGTAGACCTTGCTGCCGTCCACCTTCTCGACGAGGCCGGTGTGGCTGACGTTGCTCTTGGAGTGCGCGGTGCTGAAAAAGATCTGGTCGCCGGGCTTGGGATCCTTGGCGTGATAACGGCCCTGCTTCTCGTAGTACATGAGGGAGTAGGTGCAGCCGGCGCCTGCGGATCTCTCGGGCTGGCAGAGCAGGCGCAGCGCGTCCGCATATCCGAAGGCGGTCAGCATACACCAGTCGACGAACATATCGCACCATGCGAAGCCGTTTTTCTTGCCGTTGTACCACTTCGGGTACTTCTCGTCGAAGTCTCTGGCGTACTTGGTATAGTTGGCGCTGCCCGCGTTGGCGGTCGGGTTGTCGAGCTGGCTGTTGCTCTTTTTCTCGTGGTAGCCGATCTCTGCCGCAGCGATGGCGAGAACGGCCGATGCGTAGCATTTGCTCATGGTTTTACCTCCTTAGCTGTAAAAAAGAAAAAGGGCGGGCCGGAGCCCGCCCCTCTCCGTCATTCGATAGTCAGGCCCTCGGTGTTGAGCTGCTTGACTGCTGCCTCGATCGCGTTGATGACGCTCTCCTCGTCGACCTTGAAGCCCTTCTGCTTCAGGAAGTCGATGACGTACTGCTTCTTCTCCTCGCCACGGCCGGCGCCCTTGTAGAGCTGCTCAGCAGCAGCGACGCCGATCTTTACCCACGCGGTCAGCTCCTTGCGCTGTGCCTCGGTGGTCTGGCTCTTGAGCCACGGGATCAGGAAAACGCTCACGCCGGCGCCGATCAGAGCGATGGCTGCGTTGACGATAGGGGTGATGTCGATGGTGTTCATCCTTTTGCCTCCTCATTGTTGAGAGTGTCCCCGGACGGATCCGGGAGCGGGTTGCCGTCGGCGTCGAGCCTGTGGCGGTTTCGGCTGATTTTCTCGCCGAGGCTCTTGCCGGCGTATGTGATTAGATAGCCGACGCAGGCGGTGAAGATCGTGCCGGTCACTTCACTGACCGGGTCACGCCCGAAGGCTGAGAGCAGGTAGGACGTGGCCGCGCTGAGGCTTGCCACGATGGCCGCCCAGTATGCGAGCTTCTTGCTCGCCTCGATCTTCTTTTTCCGCTTGCGCCGGCGCTTCTTTGCGGTCATGCTGCTCCACCTCCTCAGTCGATGATCGCGTGGATCCCCTGACTGGTGAGGAAGTCCTTCTGCGCGTGTTTGATTTTGGCAGCGTAGTCGAGGGCCGCGTGCATATCCCCGTTACAATGCGCGTCGGGGATGCGCTGCATGGCCCGGGCCGTCGCCTCGCCGAGGGCGATGGCTGCCGACGTGCCCTGAATGGTGATGATCTGGAGATCTTCACGGGCACGCTCTCGGGCCGCTGCCTCTTGCTGATGTTTGGCCTCCTCGGCCTCCTTTTGCTTCTCGCGCTTCTGGATCCTGTGCTCGAGCAGCCAGAAGCAGAAGCCGGTCACGGCCGTCGGGATCCCCAGCAGGACGACGAGCGCGCCGATGTTGATTTCGATCATTGTGTCACCTCATAAAAGCCGGAGGGCCGCAGGACGCGGCCCTCCTTGTTTGTTGGGCTTACTCCTCGACGTCGTCGAAGTAGCCCATGTCGACGAGATACTTGTGCACGCGGGCCTTCAGCTTCGCGGGGACGTCGTCCTCGGTGATGCGGCCCATGATGATCTCGCCTGCATACAGACGTACCAGCATTTCACGCTCCTCCTTTCCTGCGGTTTTGAGTAACAGCCACGCGAGGGCCCGGGCGATCATTCGGTCGCCCCTTCCTCCGCGGTGCCGGCGTTTGCGGCTGCCTCGAGGGCAGCGATGGCGTCCTCGACCTGCTTGCGCAGTTTCTTCGGGACGTCGTTGATGGTCATGGTGGAGCCTTCGCGGGTCAGCTCCTTGACGTACAGCTCGACGATCTTGCTCATGCTGTGGCGTCCTCCTCTCCGTCGCCATAGACCACGTCGGCCAGCTCCATGATGCAGCCCTTCAGCAGCTCGATGGTGTCAGCCTGTTCGGCGATGGTCTTGTCCTTCTCGGCCTCTGCGGCCTGTTTGTCGTTCAGCTCTTTGATGCTGTCAGGTCTGTGCTTAATCATGCAAAGTTACCTCCGATCGACTGGATGTAGCAGGTCTCCGTAGCAGAGCCGCGGAGCAGCTTGGCCTTGACTTTGACGCCCCACGCTGCGGCCGTCTTGGTCTTGTTTGTGAAGTAGTGCTTCTGGCCTGTGCGGGCCTTCTGCGTGATGTCCTCCCACGTCGGGCTCGCGTCGTTGCCGTTGTTGCAGATCCAGACCTGAAGCGTGCAGCCGGCCGGGAAATTGCCCTGAATGTTGACGAGGGCCTTGGTCGGCATGGCGTCGGCCTCCATAGCGAGGGTCTGCTCGAACTCGACGGACGTGACGGCCTTGGTGAAGGTCAGCGTGCGGGTGACGCTGGCGTCCTTGGCGTCGGTCGCCACGATCTTCAGGGTGTGACTGCCGTTCACGACCTTCAGCCACGCCTCGGAGCCGATCGTCAGCGTGTTGGTCTGGCCGAGGGTCACGGTGTAGCTGCGCAGCGTCACGCCGTCCAGCATCTCGACGACGTCGACCTGATGGCCGTCGGCGTCGGTGACGGTGTACTCGTAGGACGGGGCCGCCGTGCTGAAGCTGCCGAGGGCGCCGTCCGTGCCGCTGATGACGGGCGGCCGGTTATTGGTGACGGTGCGGGTGGCGCTGGTGGTGTATGCGCTCTCCGCGCCGGCTGCGTCGTATGCTTTGACGCGGTACTGCACGCTCGTCCATCCGTAGGTGATGGTGTCGGTGTAGGTGCGCGCGGATCCTTTGTAGACCTGCGCCCATGTGCCGCTCCCGACCTTGCGCTCCAGAACGTAGCCGGAGAGGTTGCCGTCGGGGTCGGTGGAGGCCGCCCACGAGATGCTCAGGTTCTCGCCGCCGAGCACTTCGCTCGGGACAGTGATGGACGACGGCGCTGTGGGCGCCTGATTGTAGATCACTGTATAGCATCCATCCGAGTCGACGGAGTCGGAGATCAGGAGATCAGAGGACAGATTACAAGCGGGGCGCAGGCCGTAGCGGCCGATGCAGGCGCTGTACCAGCTCAGCGAGCCACCGGAGCCGACGACGCGGGCGCCGTCGGCCGAGCCGGCATAGGCGTCCCGCAGCCAGTAGTACCACGCGGCACCAGAGCCCGGGTTGCTGGAATAGTTGGAATTGGCGACGCAGGAGGCCGTCACGGTGGCGATGCGGCTGTTGTTGTCGCTGAAGATCGCCAGCTTGCTGCCGCAGACGTGGTCGCCGCTCAGGCCGACCTCAGTGCAGGACAGAGGGAAGATCTTGTCCGTGCAGGTCTCCGTCCCGCCGCCGTCTGTGGAGCTCTTGCCGACCGTG